AATGGAACAACTGCAAGTGCAACACCCATAGAATGTACCATATTCACAGCAGCACAGGGAAATTACCAAGAAATCAATAGGCGTTTTGAGAATGGATTATTCGCAGATTGTGATGGTAGTGCCGAAGTAACCGTAGTATTTAAGTAAATTTAAATACTGTAAAGGTTTATAAATAGCATGGTAACAACATATTGTTCGGCTGGAGATGTAGCTGATTTCCTTAGAGTGCCTATAACTGCAACAACCACGCCTAATACAGCACAAGTTGAAAAGATAATCAAGAGGAAAGAAGACGAACTTGATCGAAGAATGGGACACGCATGGCGTTCAAGGAAGAGAACAAGAGAACTTCACGATTTACCTTTACTATATACATTTGGATGGGGTACACCTTTATTCTTACAACACAGAAACATCTATGATTTTGATGCTGCTGAGGGCGATAAGATAGAAATATGGTCTGGTGCTGCTGCGAATTGGGAAGACATACTAGGAAACAGCACTTGGTATGATGCTAACTACGAAAGAGGTACAGTACACCTTAGAGGTTTTATATTTTCAATTTTAAGAAAGAATAGGGTTAGAGTAACTTACAGATATGGTGGCGAGAACTTTGCTGGCGACACTGAAATTCCCGGCGATATTGCAGATGTCGTTATTAAAATGACAGCTATAGAGCTTGTCAATACAAGTTTAAGAATGGACAGATTACCAATGGGAGGAACTGGAATTGATCTACAGGCTGTCAAATCAAGATGGATAGAAGACATTGAAAAATGTATAGACAATCGTAGAGAAGTTTTCATTATACCATAATGGTCGAAATACTTGCGAACGTTACCAACGATGGAAGAAGGTTGTGGGTTGGTTCAAATACAGCAAGAGTGTCTGGTCTAGCAGGATCAGTTACAAAGAAACTATTAAGATCTGGGAAAGGAACAGGACTTGGGAATGTTAAAACAGTTAGTGGTTTAATTAATGTACTTGAAAGAAAGATGAGATATATAGGATTCCAACAAACACAATATTGGATGTTAGAACAAGGATTTACTGTTAGAGAGGTAAAAGAATTATTAGTTTATATACCAGAAAGTGGTAGGATTACAACAAGGGGTAGTATGAGTGACGTTGTGGCATTTGAATACTTTGGTGTCCCACAAGGTACAAAGCCGAATATGTTTAGATTAATGGAATGGACAGCTAAAGTCATAGCGAGAGATCCAGCATTAAGGAAAGAGTTTAATTCAAAGACAGAAAAACAACAGGAAACCATGTTAACTAGGCTTAACTATTCTTTTGCATTAGCTATAGAAAAGAATGGATTGAGAAGAAACTATACAATAGAGGAATTAGATCCAGCAAACCCTGATAAAATAGCTGTTAATTGGCGTGGTTCAACAGGAGCAACTAGGAAAGTAGTTCCAAGACATAAGCCAGATATTACACAGCATATGAAACTTAAACCAATGGCACATCAATTAGGAATATCAGAGATATTTAACTACTATACACAACGTATGCACAGAGGTACAAGAAAGTTCAGTAGGTGATGATATGAGTTCAATAGGGATTTATGATGCAATAGACGATTGTATAGACATGATTAAGACTAAATGGAATAATACCAGTGGTGGCGTAGTACCAAGAGTAGAGAGAATATGGGATGAGAAAACCATAGGGTTTGGGGATATGGAAATATCCAAAGGTATCATTTTGATTGAGGCTATGGATGAAGATGTTAAATATTTCAGTTTATATGGTGTAGATCATATGCACACAATAACCTTAACCTTAGATGTGAGGTCATATCAAACTTTGGATAGACATGAGGTAATAATGAAGGAATTAGCAAGAATTATAAAAGATCAGATAAGGCGTACAAGCTTTGTAGATTTAAGGATAGTAGGTACAGTTCCACTTTCAAGGCTTTACAGAAATATGTTTAGGCATATGATCAGGGTAACATATAGGAAGATGAACCCATGAGCATAATCTTTATAAGCAAAAACCTCAAATCAGTAGTGAGAAAGAATGGTTAGAACAGGTGCATCATCCTATATTCGATATGGTTGGGAATCAACCTTTGGAGCAAGTCCGGGAGATTCTGCTTTAGATAAGGCATTTGGACTAAACGCACGACTAACAAATTGGTCATTAACACATAACCCTAAAGATTTACCAACATTAGGACAAGTAGAAGTTAAAGATTATGCCTATGGACAGCAAACAGGTTCAATGGGCGTGGATTTTGTATTATCAAACCCTTGGATTTTTGGATCAATTTATGGCGAACCAGCAAAAACAGGCTCATCACCTTATGTATATAAATATGGTACAACAGCAGGCGTTCATGCAGGTGCAAAAGCAGTTAGAACATTTACTACAGAAGTAGGTTTTGAGGGTGAAACAAATACCCAAGTAAGAAGAGGACTTGGTTGTATTGCAAACTCATTAGGAATAAGTACAACTATTGACGGAACAGTTGATTGTACATTAGATATAGGTTATGGTAAAGAAGATTCAACAAGTGGAGCAGTTATCACAACTGGATTCGACACAACACCACCAACAGATACAGAAGCATTTCCATATACATTTGCACATGGTCAGTTAAAATGGGCTGGTGAAGGTGGAGCAGATACAGGTGCAGCAGGAAGCATAGTAGCAGAATTACAAGATGCAAGTATATCATTTGCACAAAACCCAACATTACTTTATACTATAGGAAGTCATCAATCAGTAGCTTCATTCAGAAGAGTATTTGATATTACAGGAAACTTTAGAGCTTCATGGAAGAACGATGACAAACTTAACCAACTGTTAGACCAAATTAGAAAACCACTAACAAAAGCAACTACATCATTATCATCAGCACCAGAGATAATATTGACCTTTACCAATGGTGGTACAGGAGCAACACAAAAATCAATAGAAATGAAACTACATGGTGTAAGACCAGATTCTCATGGAGTCGAAGGAATACAGCCAGTAGAACCAGTATTTGAGAATATTGCTTGGAGAACAAAGACTTGTGAGATAGTTTGTGCAAACCAAACCAATAAATCTACACCATTCTAGTAGAAAGACTTATATATCAACCAATTCTATACAATACATGGCAATACAGACATTCAACATAACACATAAGGGCGTTGAAGCTCCTATAGAGTTTGAGGATGACATGGAATTTGGAAAGTTTGAAATAATCATTCAGAAATGTTCCAACTTTTCAGAAGGTACAAATCCTGTAGATAATGTTCAGGCGTACAGAAAGGAAATTATGCTTAATGCAATTAAGAAAGCTCCTTTCGAGATCAGCGAGAGTGGATTGAATGGTCTAGGTTACAAGACAGTAGGTCTTATAGCTGATAAAATTCTCGAAGCATACCCTTTAGGGAACTACTTGAACAGAATGATGAAGCCCTTCGAGGATTCACTAAAGAAGATAAGTTAATCTATATGGTATATTTAACCTGTGCATCCCAATTTGGTTGGGATAAGGAACAGGTTGATAAACAGCCATTCAAATATCTTAAAAATGTATTATTAATGTTAAAGGATGAGAAGTTAAAATCCGTAGGTATAAGAAATCAACCTAAAGGAAAGCCCATAGGCGACCATGTTGACCTTAGTAAATTCCCAAAGTCTAGCCTACCCAAAATCAAGCCTAAAAAATCTAGGCGTGGGAGATAGGAATAATTATAAACTAAGACAACAAATCTAATATATAATGGGAGAAGATGATGATATTACTGAAGTAGATAAGGTACTGGCAGGGCAAAAGCAACAAACAGATGCCACTAGGGGACTTCTCAACACTATGAACGCAGCAAATAAACTGCAAGCTGATTATACAAAGCAAATAAGTGGAATCACTAAGATGTTGGGTATGAAAAGGAAATTTGGTATAGGCAAAGATCCTGAAATGGTTAACACTCTAAAGGCACTGAAACAACAATTAAAAGATATAAAAAAGGATTTAAGAGCAGCACAGAAAGCAGACGTACAGAAAGCATTAAAGAAAGCTGGTGGTGAATCCACAGGACATCATTGGATGCAATCCATGAAGACTTCATTGTCTGGTGTATTTGCACCGTTAACAAAGGCGTTTAAACCAATTACAAGTGTAATAGGAAAAATAGGTAGTAAGGTTACAGGTTCATTAAAGAAGTCAGGTATGATGCCAATGTTAGGAATGGCAGGTGCAGGTATATTAGCAGGTGTTATGGGTAAGGTTGTAAGCTCGTCACCATTACTACAATCAATGATGAAGATGATGAACATGGCTATGACGTTGATATTCAGACCTATAGGTGACTTTATAGGATCTATAATGCGACCACTTATGATTAGTTTTATTAAGGATATTGCAGTTCCAATGTTCAAGCAATCTAAGGGATTGATGAAACAGGGTGAGGCAATAGGAAAAGGGTTATTGGGATTCTTTACAGATCCAATTAAGTCAATACACTCTGCAATCATATTAGGTTTAAATTCTGTATTACCAGCTTCAATGCTTGGTGGACAGAAAACTATAACAGAAGCACAGGCGTTTCAAGCAAACCCAACAGCATTTGCTAGAAGGGGAGCTGGTGTAGGTGAGTTTTCAAAATCAAAGAGTTTTTCGATAGTTCCAACAGATTCAGAATTATTGGATGCTGGATATACAGCAGAAGAGATAGGTAATATGGATGAGTTTAGAACAGGATATAGTTGGAGGAAACTACAAGGAGCAAGAGAGAATGATATAATACCCGGAGAATATGATATGGATCAAAAGTTAACTTTGAGTGGTATGAAGGATATTCCCGGCACAGGAAGACATGAAAGAATATATGGTGATGAGCCGGGTATGCACAGCACAACAGTTTGGGATAATGCTCCCGGTAGCCAATTGCCAAAAGAAAAACCAAGTTGGTATGATGATGATGAAGAAGAACAGGAAAGACATAATGATGAAAAAGAAGATAATAATCAAGATGAAGAAGATGAACAAGACAGACATAATGATGAAACAAAGACAGACAATGAGGAAGAAGAAGAAGAACAGGATAGGCATAATGATGAAACAAAAGCAGGTAATGAAGAAGAGGGATACATACAAAGTGAATATAATAAGAATAACAGAAAGCATAATACTAATCAGGAAAAACTAAACGAGAAAGTGGAAAAAGAAACAAATACTTGGTGGGATAATGTATTAGAATTTTTCGGACTTCAAGACAAAGAAAAGGAAGTAAAAGAAGAACAGATAACAGAGGAAGAAAAATTACTAGAAGAGAAAAAAACACATAATGAAGAAGTTGAAAAGGCAGATGATAATTGGTGGACAGCAATAACTGGATTTATAGATACCATCTTTAAGGGTGGGGTGCAAACGGCAGCAGCCTTTGAAGAAGTTGGTGATACATTAAAAATACAAAATGAGAATATAGCAGCAGCAGCAAACCTAGCAAC